CAATGGAATTATACAGTTGGAAATAGTATTAGTGGTGGTGTTCTACTATTGTCTGGATATTCACAAGCAACCTCATTGATTGATGTGAAAACCGCACTAAACTTCCTCAATATGGGTTCTAATGCCGATAATACTGGTGCTGACTTTGTTGTTCTTGCCGTTCAGCAGTTGGTACAGGGAACAAACGATGCCAAGATTGTCGGAACACTAAACTTTATTGAGTCACTTTAAAGGTTGACTTTCTAAAATATATACTATATAATGTTATACAATGGAGGCGTGAATTATGAGATTATGAAAACCTTTAAGCATATCTACAATGATCCTATTCTATGCAATTTGAAAAGAGAAGAATATAATGGCAAGCGATTTTACATCTCGCCAAAGGGTACTAAACTCCCCTCGGTTACGACTTTCCTATCTCACTTCAAAGGCGACTCTATTGCGAAATGGAGAAAAAAAGTCGGCGAAGAAGAAGCGAACAAAATCTCGGCACGAGCAAGCCGCAGAGGTACAAAATTCCATTCTCTTATGGAATCTTATCTCAATAATCAGACAGGATTCCTCACCGAAGAAGATGTAATGCCAGATATGCAACATGCATTTCTGGATATCCGCCCTACTATTGACAGGATTGATAATGTTCACTATCTGGAAACTATGCTCTATTCAGAGGCGCTTGGTCTTGCTGGCCAAGTGGACTGTATTGCCGAGTTTGATGGCGTCCCTTCTATTATTGACTTTAAAACTTCTCTAAAACCAAAGAAAGAGGAGTGGATTCTAAATTACTTTGAGCAATGCACCTGTTATTCATTGATGTATGAAGAAATGACAGGTATTCAATGTAAGCAAATTGTGGTATTGATCTCGGTTGACCATGAACCACCACAGGTGTTTGTAAAGAACCGTAGAGATTATATACCAGAGTTAGCACGAAAAGTCAAACAGTTTCGAGAGGAGACAGGGTTATGAAGAAAGTATATCTAATCGCATTGGTGTTTCTTAGTCTTGGTATCAGTGGTTGTAATAGCGTTGGTGATGATGCCAAGTTCCTCGAATGTCTCGCCAGAGACCGCACATCAAATCCGTGTAATTAAGGAATCTCAAGCACCTTGGATTGAGGAATTTGAGAATGAGGTTGACACACAATGAGTTTTGTGCTATAAATATACTTGCTTAGGTCGTTGAGAGACGGAATATAGGCTTCTTGGACGTGGGGGCAGTTCCCACCGCCTCCACCATAGATACACTGGCATCTGGACGATGAACTTGACGAAGTTTGGTGGTTCGATTCCACCGTTGGAAAATGAGGTTCGATTCCTCACAGTGTATCTTTGATGGGGGCGATTCAGGTTCGACAGGATTCAGTAAGGTCGTAAGGAGACCGAAAGCAAATCGTAAATGCAAACGACAACAATGCATATGAGGCTATTGCTCTAGCAGCATAACCTTTGGGTGGGCCACCAGCCTCGAAACAGAAATGGTGGCAATCACACACTCACACAGGAGAAATAAAATGGATGCTTATGAAATTAGACTAGAACTATTGAAACTCGCACAGTCAATCGAAAGTGAGAGAACATTTACGGAACGAAATCGTTTAGAACAAGATTGGCATGCCGGTCTGTCCTCAGGTGAACGCAAACCTTATCCTACAATGCCCGAAGTAACATACAAAAACGTTGTTCATGTGGCAGAGGAACTAAACAAGTTCGTTTCTAACAAAGGTTAATAACATAGGTGGGCCACCAGCCTTAAGTGGTGGCAATCATCATGAAAGGATTATATTATGAGTGAGAAAGACAAATACACCGGTATGCGTGAGTTTAACTTTGCTCTAAGCACCAACGTCTATATCTGTGCCTTTGCAGGTTTGTTTCTTGGTGCCGTTCTTGGTTATTGGGCAACAGGAGTAATCGAAATCACTATCGCATCCGCTGTTACAATATCGCTTCTTTCAGGCATCTTTGGAATGTTCGTATGAACGCCGAAGATATCAATAACTTTTCAATGGCCATCGAGGAGATGGTCTATATGAAAGACATACCGTATATTGATGCAATCGTTATGTATTGCGAAGCAAACGGATTCGAGGTAGAAATGGCCGCTAAGTTGGTCTCCGGTGTTCTCAAATCCAAGGTACAATTAGAAGCCGAAGACCTCCACTACCTCAAGAAATCGAATACCTCCCAACTCCCTCTCTAATATATGGTGATATGATGTTTAATAATGAAGAAGTCAGTGTTATTGAAGAATCCAAGAGAGCAATCAAATCTCAAATCAACGCCCGGTCCCTTCTATGGAATGGAATCACTCGCAACGTGGTGTTTGCTGGTGGTTTCTTTACAAGCGTTATGCAAAACAAACCTTTCAAGGATATCGATATCTTTGTCTTGAATAATGATGTTGATGTTTATAACCACTTGACCGAGGGATATCATACTGCTTCGGCTATGGTGCAGGTCACTATGACCGAAAAGGGCGAATGGCGCCGATCTGAAATGATGTCATATATGCACAATACAAACATTCTGGATGTTATCAATAACGCCAGAACAGATGCACAGTATATTCTCACCAAGTATGAGACCCGTGAGGAACTATTAGCACACTTTGACTATAAGCATTGCCGTGTGTCTTATGTTCCTGAGAAAGATAAACTCTATATCAACCGTGAGACCTTTGACTGTATCAAGAATAAGATCCTCAAGTGGAACAACAAACAACTTGATAATCCAAATCAGGTATATCGTAAGAGCAACTTCCTCAATCAAGGTTGGGTGCTTGAAACTGATAATGAACCGTATGCCAATCTAAAAGCCCTTACTACCGACAAGATCAAGGAATCTTATCAAAATCTAAAAGAACAAATGGCGGCCCAAATGTTAGAAGCATATGGTCTTCCACCGATGCAGCAGCAGTCTCAAGGTTTCGTAGCACAACCAGTTAATGAACTACTGCAAACAAAATGAGCCACTTTTCCACATACGGTGCGTATGTGGTGTTTGTGACCATAAGGACTCACTTTGAGAGTCCATCGTTTGACTTCTTCAAACACCACAAGGTCAAAGCAGGTCGTCAGGCCTTAGACAAGAGATCCGATAAGTGGTTCTTTGATAAGGTGGCCAAACAATATCAAGATAAAGACCTACGGGACTTTTTCATTGCTAACCGTCTAATGGATCGGAACTATGTCACCGAACTGTTAGACGGAGAAGCGGAAGAAAACTATATAAGGTATAAGGCACGAAGGCAGTCTCTAACGTATACCTTTACGAATGAATTGGACCGAGTGTTCAAACATGGCATAAAGAAACCGTTTGAGATTAGTAGTGATATGTATCCTTACATTATCACCCTCTACCTTCGTGGTCTTATATCACCTGAAACTATGGTTATCCTCAATGACTTTATACCTTTCTTCGAAAAGTTTGACAAGCACCTCGGCACAGATGATCTAATCTGGTCCAAGATAGCATTGAAACTAAGAAAGTATAAGCCCTTTCTAAAGTATGATAAGGATAAGTATAAGTCCATTCTGAAAGGTAAACTGAATGAGCAAAGAGAAGCGACAGAAGCGGTTTCAGCAGAAGAATAGACATATCGAACACCAGTTGGATATTGCCAAGACGTTCGGTCACGGTTACTATAACGACAATAACAAGCACAGACTACACAAGGTAAATGCCTTTAATTGTTCTTGTTGGATGTGTGGTAATCCTAGAAAGTATCACAACGAAAAGACTTGGCAGGAACGGAAGTTTGAATGTCAGGCCGTTGAACAGACAAACAGAGATTCCATTGGTAAATGGGAATGGGAGGATCTAAACGATCCGGATATGGAGTGGAATGGATGAATAACGAAGAATGGAAGAAGGCATATCGGGAAGGTTTCGCTGATGGTTATGCCGCTGCTAAGAAAGAAATGAACTATCAGAACTTTCCACCAGTATATTATGGTGGATCAACACCAAACGGACCTATTCCAACTGGTCCCATTCCACGGGACGGCACAGTTTACATGAACCCTCGTTCGTCAGTAATGGGAACACCAACACCAGGATATGCAATCAATCAAATGGAAACCCTTCTAGGAGATGATTGCTAAATACTACTTGACATACCGAGAAAGGTGTGTTATATTACAAACATTATATGATGATTATGTGGACAATACAACTATACAACGTTATACAAGGAGAATACGATGGTAGACTTTAAATCCCTAAAAAAGAACTCTGGTAACTTCGACAAACTTCTTAAGGAAGTGGAGAAGATCAACAACCCAGGTGGTAATTATGAGAAGGATGACACCGACAATTATTGGAAGCCCACACCCGATAAGTCAGGTAATGCACTAGCAGTCATTCGATTCCTACCAGGTCCTGCCGTTGATGGTGACGATGCCCTTCCTTGGGTGCGTTACTTCGATCACGGTTTCCAGAACAAGGCAACTGGTAAGTGGTACATCGAAAAGTCCCTAACGACCTTCGATGAAAAGGATCCAGTTTCAGAATACAACTCCAAACTTTGGAACTCCTCAAGCGACGATAACGGACCAGAGCGCAAGCAGGCCCGTGACCAGAAGCGTCGTCTACATTATGTGGCCAATATTCAGGTCATTTCAGACCCACAGAATAAGTCCGCAGAAGGTAAGGTCTTCCTATTCAAGTTTGGTAAGAAGATCATGGATAAGATCACCAAGATGATGAATCCTGACCTTGAGTCTGAACCCCGCATTAACCCAACCGATCTTTGGAATGGCGCTAACTTCAAGTTGAAGATGACCCGTCAGAATGTGAATATCGGTGGTCGCACTGTTTCTTTCCCTAACTACGACGAGTCCACCTTCTTGGCACCAGGCCCTCTATTCGAGGATGATGCAGAGATGGAAGCAGTTTGGAAGTCAGAATACTCCTTGAAGGAGATTGTTGACCGTAAGAACTTTAAGTCTTATGAGGAACTAAAGAAGCGTCTTGACGAGGTTAATGGTGTCAATGGTCAGATCACCGATGCCGTAACAACCAAGCGTCCTGCTAAGGTTGTTGAGGACGAGGAAGAAGCACCATGGCAGGAGCCGGTTGCTAAGAAGGCACCAGCACCTGTGGTTGAAGATGACGAGGACGAAGACCTGGCCATGTTTCGTAAGTTGGCTGAGGACTGAGACTCTACAGGATAACTATTGAGAGGGGCCTTGCGCCCCTCTTTTTTTATGTATTGCCGTGACCGAAATGGTCGTTGGTTTTCTCACCAAATTTAATTCGTTCAACCGCACGTTTCATAGCAGGGTTGTGATACTCTCTATGTGTGGTATCATTCATTGCTCTCTGCAATAGTTGTGGTGTATCACTTGGTGCAGAACGACCTTTGACCATTTGAGGTTGAGGTGATGTACCTGCACCTTTAAGAGCATCAGCAAACTCGGCTCGGAGTGCGTCAAACTCGGCACCATAACTCTTATTAGCACCACCCATAGACCCTCCGTCCACTTTCTTAGAAGGCATAACATCTACCTTCCTCTGTGAAGGATCATATTTCATTGCCTCGTCACCACGGGCGGTGAACAATGGCGCACCTGTCTTATTGCTAACAGCGGCCATATTATCACCCTTTGATACGTTCAAAGGTTGCATCTTAAACCCACCATCAGGAATATGGAATGATCCGCCTGTAGCACCACCAGGTATGCCTTGACTTCTTAGGAAGTTGCTTGAACTATCCTCTACTGGTTTAACAGTAGCAGGTGGTATCGCCGCTGGAGCATTTGGTTCAAACTTAGTAGCAGGCAAAGGTTTAGCCGCAGTACCAGGAATATCTGTCTTAGCAGCAGTTGTGTTCTCTGCCTTAGCGGTAGGAAACAATGCCTCTGCTATTGGGTTTCGTTTCTTTTCTGTAACGACTGGTTCTTGTGCTATAGGTGTTGGTGATAGTTCCATCGAAGGTGTTGTGGCAGCAACAACCGCTGGCGCAGCCTTTTCTGGACCAGATGTCTCCTTATGATATGCTAGAACGTCATTCTGTTCATTACGGTATCTTCTAGTATCTTTAGGATAAAATTCAGTTCTATACTTATAGATATTTTGAATTTGTTGTGTGACACTGTGACCAGGCTCCGGTTTGGCCTTGTCGAGAATACCAATAGAGTGGTTTCTCATTTGAACACCTAGACTATGCACCGCCTCTTGAATGGCAGGATTGTTGGTATCAAAACCTCTCTTTCTAGCATGTTCGATGAAAGGTTCATAATGTGTCTTATCAATAAACTTTTGCTGGGCCTTCTCCATTTCGGAGCGCCAAGGTGAACCTTCACCAGTTAAGTCTTTATAGACCTTAGTGAACTTTGCTGTTCCTGGTGTAAGACCTTTGAATGATGCAGCGAACACCTTACCTTCTGTTTTAAGAAACTCGGCCATTGTTCCTTTGGTAGATGATAATTGGTGACTACCATATGACACACCGCCTGGGTCGATGGTTGACTTCTTACCTCTACCAATTCTTCCTGATGATACAGTTTCAACACCACCTCTGCCGCCTTCATACTTGGCACCAATGTGACCAAGTGACTTTGCTGGTGCGGCATCGGACATGGTCGTGCCTGCATCGGCATATTTCTGCATACCCTTTGTTGAGGTGACCTTTATCTCCTCACCTTTTCTTTCGGCGCCAGCATATCTTCTTCTAAAGAACTCGGCAGCCGATAGATCGGCAGTCTGTGGTTGTGGTAACTGTGTAGGTGCCTGATGTTGAACGACAGCAGCAACCTTTGACTTTGGTGCTCCTCTTTCAGGAGACTCCGCCTCTGATCTTCTTTCTCTAGGTCTTCCGCCTGTATCTCTAATACGATGATAGTTATTGGCATCGAACTCTGGTTTATTATCATTACCGAATGGAATAAATCCTTCGTGAACAGGACGACGGCCATATTGCTGTGTTACTCGCATACCAATGGCATTACCCTTATTATCATAAACATACTTCTCGAATCTTGCGGTGTGTGAATAACCGTATTGATTACCATATGTACCGTCAGGATTGAAACGAGCAACCCAATCACCGGGTTTTAGATTAAGTTCGCTAGCCTTTGCGTCTGGCCTCCAGTTTTTGGTAGCAGATAGACCTCCTGCATCACGAGCATATTGGGCACACTGATAAAGACCACCAAGTCCTTTGAATCCTCGGCCGACATACTGACCAGGTCCTGCATATGCCTCGCCGCCACCTTCTGATGGCATTGTTACGGCACCAGTGGCACCTGCGTTAGCAGATTCCATATATGGTGTGTGAAGTCCATTATTATATGTTGACCAATGTTGATAACCACCTTTGGCACCTAATTGACCACGCAATAGCATTAGTGCCGCACGAGCATTAACTCTAGGGTCTTTTAATTCATTTGGATCGGTGATGCCTAGCAGGCGCATACGCTGGGCAGGGTTTGTTTCTGGGTGTAGATTAATCTGCCATAGACCATAAGAGTTATCACGACCCACCATATTGGTGACACCAGGATTACCTTTTGATTCGGCCATAGCAATAGCACCGAGGGTTCTTGCTTCTTCTTCGGTACCACCTGCCTGTCTAATCAACTGTGCCATCTGTGCTGGTGAATATCGGCCACCTTTACCAGGTTCCACACCTGATGGCATACCAACTGCACCAACCTCACCTAATCTTCTCTCTACACTATCAGCATACTTCTGTTGCTTCTCGGCAGACATTTTGGAGATAGCCTTACGGAATCCTCCAATGTCTGGGTAGTTTCTTTCATAGTAACGTGGGAATAACTCTGCGAATTGTGTAGGTGTCAACAAACCAAGATAAGACTGACCGACACTACTATTAAACATTTGTAGTCGTTTTTTAGGTGTCAGTTTCTTTAGTCTATTAAATGCGTCTTTGTTTGTCTTGTTGGCCATTAGATGATTTTCCTGTTGGCGTGTCTTAACTTGTCTTTAAGTTCTTGCTCTCTATCTCTTGCCTTCTTTTCTTCCTCTTTCAGGAATGCCTGTAGAAGGTCTACATAGATATATCTTTCCCACGGCATCATGTGTTCTAATTCATCAAGAGACCAACCGTGGTGTTGTATCATACCAAACTGGGTTTTATAATGATTGGCCAGTTTGTCGTGACCCATCATTATGTAAAAAAATCGTAGAAGTCTGAATACCTCACATTATGGTGGAATCCGCATTTACTACAGGTGGCCTCCAGTTTAACCACGAATGTTGGAAAAGAAGCAATGAAATCTTCCAACTTCTTATAGTTCTCCTCGGTCAGGCCTTCAACGAACTCTTTTAATTCTTCTTTGCTATAATCTTTCCATGAATACATGCCATTAGCGTCGTAGATATAATCGATGGAATTGACAATGGCGTTTGTCTTAGAATCAATCTCGTCTCCATATTCCACTCGTTTCATTTCAGCATAGTTTGGGTATCTCAATTTGACACCCTGCTTTTCCGACAACTTGATATCATTGCTAAGATCGGCACGTTCAATCTCACACTTTGAAATGTCCATCATAGTCGGGAATACGTTGCCACAAACTTTACCATCTACCTCGTTGTTACACGTTAGATTGACCTCGATGGATTCACCAATAGACTTGGCCCTTAGAAAGATAA